ATTGTGTGATCAGTTAAAGGATAGTGTTGCCACCCGATCTTTCAAAGATATCCAGACTGTTCCTGGTGTCATCGAGTTGCTGGACGACAACGAGATGCAGCAGAAACTTATGGAACACTTTGTGCAAGCCACCAAGGATTCGAAGATCCTTGCATATACCAATGCAAGGTGTCTCCAATACATTGAGTGGATCAAGAAAAAGAAAGGTCTGACAACTACTTATTCCGTAAACCGACCATACATTAATAACTCCACTGTGGAGTTACGGCCTGGTGTGAGAATCTACCCTGAACAAGAGGTTTTCATTACCAGAATATCAACACCCACTCGGTTTACTGGCACAAATGCAAATCTTCAAGTTCTTTATTGCGATCTTCTTACTCGGCGTGGAAGTGTTCTTAAGAACATTCCTGTTGCCGAGAATCCAGAAGCTCGTCAGAGTGTTCTGAAACTTTTGAAGTCCGCCAACCGGATCAAGGAGTATTTGGACGTCAAGAACCAGGTGGCGGACTTGCGGGAACCAATGGCAATGACAATTCACAAGGCTCAGGGAAGTACTTATGACACGGTATTCCTTGACCTTGAGAGTTTCATTGCCTGCCGTTCCCCAGACACTGCTGCCAGATTGCTTTATGTAGCCCTTAGCCGAGCCAGGGATCGGGTATACCTGTACGGGCAATTGCCTTCTAAATACGGGAGAGTCATATGAACAAGAATGTCTGCATCGCTGAATTTCGCATCTTGAAAGATCGAACTCTTCCGTATATAGAAGTCATCTTTGAAGGTGCTGCGAAAGTTTACTTCAGAGCTGTCGAGGAGTTTTACTACAAATGCTGCGACTATAACAAAACCCTTGAAGACTATTCAGGAGTCCAGTGCATGGGTGCTGGGATCTTCAGACGCAATGTCGAAGAACCCAATTGCAAGGCTTTCTTAATGGTGCATCCTGACGAAGTTCTTTTGAAGGATGCACTGGAATTGCTTAGTGACAAACAAAAGCTTCAGAAAGATATCAAATACCTTCAGATGTGGTTAAGCAAACTTGTAAAATCAGATCTGCAGGAAACTAGAGATAATCTTCCTGAAATCCTTTGCAACCTGGTTCCAGAACTTCGATGCATTCCTAGAACAAAAGAGTTCTTGGTGCCAGAAAAAGAAAAGAGATCTTATTCCATAGCTTTGGAAATGATCTCTTTTTATCTAGGTTTAAAACTGGCAACCTGAATCATGCGTCACTTTTCTTATTGCACTCGAGATACTTACAAGGCAGCATTGCTTGTGCCCAAGATCCAGAAAGAACAGATTGAAAAAGAATATTTGTCTTATCTGAATATTCCGAAAGAAGACTGTTTGGTTCTGGATCTTTTCATTGACTCTTCAAGGAAGAAAACTAAAGCTTCGGATATGAAGGAATATCTGAAGGAAGTTTATCCTGTCTTGAATGAGTTCAAGATTGAATATGTCCTGGTCTGTGATCCTGAATATTTCAAGATCATGGCTAAGGTAGTCAAGGCAGATGTGAACATCGGCTATATCTTCAATAAAGAATGGAAGATTGTGTATGTCCCCAACTACAAAGCCATCTTCTATGATCCGGTTAAAGTCAGGAGCAAGATCAGGAAAGCACTGGATGCGGTCAATGCAGATTTGTCTGGTTCCTACCAGGAACCTGGAAAGGGAATCATCAAGGACGCTCATTATCCAACGACTCCGGATGAAATCAAGACAGCCCTTGAACAGATTCTCTGCAAGCCTGCATTGACCTGCGATATTGAGACCTTTGACCTGAAGCCAACAAGAGCAGGATTGGCATCAATCTGCTTCTGCTGGGACAAAGGATCAGGAATTGCTTTCCAGATTGATTATTCCCCGTTGTTCAGGAATGAAATCGTCAGAAATTTTCTGAGAAATTTCTTTGAAAATTTCACTGGAAAGCTCATTTTCCACAACATTGGATTTGATGCGACAGTGCTTATTTACCAGTTGTGGATGGAAGACATCACTGATTCCAAAGGACTTCTCAAAGGTCTGGAAATCATGATGAGGAGCTGGGATGATACGAAAATTATTGCTTATCTGTCTACTAATAGCTGTTCTGGGAATGATCTCGGACTGAAAGTTCTGAGCCAGGAATTCGCAGGAAACTATGCCCAGGAAGAAATCGGGGATGTGACCAGAATTCCTTTGAAGCAATTATTGGAATACAACCTCACAGACGGATTGTCCACTTGGTTCGTGTACAACAAATTCATTGAAACATTGATCCAGGACAATCAGACCCAGATCTATGAGAATTTGTTCAAGCCTGCAATGAAGGACATCATCCAGATGCAGCTGACAGGTCTTCCCCTGAATATGAATCGGGTGGAAGAAGTCAAAGGCATCCTGACAGATGACCTGAACAAAGCAGTGCATACAATTCAATCTTCTCCTTTGGTTCAAGAATTTACCCAAGAACTGAACCAAAGATGGGTGATTGAGAAGAACAAGAAATTAAAAACCAAACAAGTCACTCTCGCTGATGCGCATGAAGTTTTCAATCCTAGAAGCGGAGTGCAGATAAAAGAGTTCTTGTATGAATTCTTGAATCTGCCTGTGCTGAATTATACGGATACGCATCAGCCAAGCACTGACGGGCAGACACTAGAAGCTCTTCTGAACCATACGGAAGACAAAGGAATCCTGGAAGTGCTGCATGCATTCTTGGATTTCTCTGCTGTGGACAAGATCTTGACAGCATTCATTCCTTCGTTTGAAGATGCCGTTCCATCCAAGGACGGATGGCATTACCTGATTGGAAATTTCAATCTGGGAGGAACTGTGTCAGGAAGATTGAGTTCATCAAAACCCAATCTCCAGCAGATTCCTGCGACTGGATCCAAGTATTCAAAGCTGATCAAGAGCTGTTTCCAAGCTCCTGAAGGATATCTTCTCTGCGGATTGGATTTCAATGCGCTTGAAGACCATATCTCGGCTTTGACCACAAAGGATCCGAACAAGCTGAAAGTCTATACGGATGGTTATGATGGTCACTGTCTTCGCGCTTATTCTTATTGGCCTGAGAGAATGCCGGATATCACGGCACAGCTTAAAGAATGCAAGACCAAGGAAGAAGAAGTAAAAGTTATCAATTCAATTAAGAAGACACACAAGGATCTCAGGCAACGATCCAAGGGTTGTACCTTTGCATTGACTTATGCAGGAACAAAGAAAACCCTTGAGAAGAACTTTGGCTTCTCCAAGGAAGAAGCAGAAACAATTGAGAAGAGATACCACGAACTTTACAAGGTATCCGACGAATGGGTAAAGGACAAACTGAACCAGGCATCCAAGGATGGTTATGTGACAGTCGCATTCGGACTGAGAGTCAGAACACCCATTATCAGGCAATGCATCCTGGGAACAAGAGTGACTCCCAAGGAAGCTGAAGCAGAGAAAAGAACAGCAGGAAATGCTTTGGGACAAAGCTGGGGACTGCTGAACACAAGAGCTGGAATAGAATTTAATTCCTTGGTTCGGCAATCAGAATATGCATTAGACATCAAACCCTGCTGCCAAATCCACGATGCACAGTACTTCATGGTCAAAGATGATCCTGATGTGCTGATGTTCTGCAACAAGCATCTGGTCAAGGCTGTGCAGTGGCAAGATGATCCTGCAATCTATCATGATAAGGTAAAACTAGGCGGTGAATTCTCTATCTTTTATCCTGATTGGGCACATGAACTGACAGTGCCAAATAATATTAAGAAAGAAGATTTGATCCAGCTCGCAAAAGAATACAGCAAAACAGTGTAGAATTCTTCTATTCCCTTTACAGAGGTAAAAAATGGAAGAAAACTATTATTTTTATCTTAGTGCTCAGATCGAATTCACCGACACTAAAGACCAGAAGGCTTCAACCCTGATGAACAATGTTGTTCAGCTGGAATCCAACCTGATCAACAAGGCTCAGGTCATTAACCTTCACAAGTATATTGCCCGAAAGTTCATTGAAGCGGCAGACAAGGAAATCGTCAAGTCCGTGGAACGGGTGACCATCCTCAGCATCTCCTGCTTAGGGAAGATGACTGAAGAAATGTGGAACCTTGAACCAAAGGAAAAGGAAGAGAAGCCTAATTAAAGGTTCTCTCTTGGTTAAAGCCCCAGGAGAAATCCTGGGGTTTTTAGTCTGAGGAGGAGAAGAATTTGGTTATTACGAACATGAGTTCAGTGCCTATGACACTTGCTGTCTGGGCAGTCAATGATTCTTATGATTATGTGGATGATCCGAAATATATTTCGGTAACCACTTTGCTGAAGCCTGTAAGGCAGATCATTCTGTCTAGGCGAGTGGATATGGATACTGTTGCTCAAGATGTTGAGGATTTCCTCAGCAGAGCCATGGGAACAAGCATCCACGATTCCATCGAGAAGGCTTGGACCAAGAACTATAAAAGGAATCTGGCTCTCCTTGGCTATGAGGAGAAAGTCATTGACCGGTTCAAGATTAATCCTGAAAAGGTAAATGAAGGAGATATTCCTGTTTACCTGGAACAGAGAGCCGTCAAGGAATTTGAAGGATGGAAGATTGGAGGCAAGTTTGACTTCATCGCTGATGGCTTGCTGCATGACAACAAGTCCACCACAGCTTTCAAATGGCAGACTGGTTCTTCTGATCTGGATTACAAGCTCCAAGGGTCTTTGTACCGTTGGCTTAATCCAGAGAAGATTACTGAAGATTACATCAGGATTAATTTTGTCTTTACGGATTGGTCGAAGCTTCAAGCCATCAAAGATGAAACCTATCCTCAGCACAGAGCAATGTACAAGGATATTCCTCTGTTAAGCATTGCTGAAACTGAGAACTGGCTTCATCACAAGCTTGCACTAATCAATAAGTATTTGAACGAGCCAGAGGAAAACATCCCTGACTGCACGGATGAAGAACTCTGGAGAACTCCGACCAAATACAAGTATTACACGAACCCTTCTGCCACAAGAGCGACAAAGAACTTTGACTCTTGGGCGGAAGCCCATCAATTCCAGATGATCCAGAAGAAAGGACTGGGAGTCATCAAAGTGGTTCCAGGTGAAGCACGGAGATGCAACTACTGCTCTGCTTCTGGCATCTGCTCTCAATATAAGAGGATGCATGAATCTTGAGAATGTGCAAAGTGCTCCTGTCATTGAGGAGATCTGTGATGTCTTATGTAATAAAACACAGAATACAGATCGAGGTTTCTTCAAGGTAGAGATCGCTTATTTCCTTGGAAAGCTCGCAGCCTCAATGAGAGCATCGATCCAGACAAAGGATCGGGGAGAAGTTCCTGTCAATATCTATGCCCTGAACTTGGCAACTTCAGGATATGGAAAAGGACATTCGATCTCCCTGATGGAAAACAAATTCATTGCAGGCTTCAAGAGAAGGTTTCTTGAAGAGACAATGCCCCAGGTTTCTTCGCAACACATGGATCTGATGGCTCAGGACAGGGCAATCAGGAACAATACTGACGAAGCATCCGAAAGGGATGCATTGGAAGCCGAATACAAGAAGCTTGGCTCTTATCCGTTCACCTTCGATTCAGGAACTACTCCGGCTGTCAAGCAGCTTCGTGAGAAGCTGATCATGGCAGACTGTGGAGCAATCAATCTTCAGATTGATGAGATTGGATCCAATCTGATTGGAGCCACGGATGTCCTGAACACTTTCCTTGAGCTGTATGACCAAGGACAGGTGAAACAGAAACTGATCAAGAACACAGTGGACAATACCCGGGGAGAAGACAGGGATGGAAAGACTCCGACCAACATGCTTCTCTTTGGTTCTCCAGTCAAGTTGTTTGACGGAGGATCCACTGAGGACGAATTTTATTCGTTCCTTGAGATTGGCTATGCGAGAAGGTGTTTGTTTGGCATTGGAAAGCAGAGCCAGAAAGCTTCTTACTCAATGACTCCTGCTGAGATCTTTGCGAAGCTGACGTCTCCGACGAACGATGCAATCATCCACAAATGGTCTTCCATTTTCACAAAATTGGCTGATCCAGCCAAGTACAACTGGAAGATGGACATTGCGGATGCGACATCCATCAAGCTCATCGAATACAAATGCGAATGCGAGAAGTTAGCAGACAGTCTCGCAGAGCATGAAGGAATCAAGAAGGCAGAAATTGCCCACAGGTACTTCAAGGCTCTGAAACTGGCTGGAGCACTGGCATTTGTTGATGAAAGTCTTGAGGTGACGATGGAGCATCTCATGCAGGCAATCAAACTGGTTGAGGAATCGGGGCAAGCATTCTCTGCAATCCTCACTAGAGAGAAGACCTACATGAAGCTGGCAAAGTACATCGCCCAGTGTGATACGGAAGTTACACATGCTGATCTGACAGAAGCTCTTCCCTTCTACAAATCAGGAATCGCAGCGAGAAATGAGATGATGTCCCTGGCGATGGGATGGGGTTACAAGAACCACATCATCATCAAGAAAAGCTTTGTGGACGGAATCGAGTTCTTCAAAGGCGAATCCTTGAAGGAAACCAATCTGAATGAAATCATCATTTCTTATTCGGATGAATCACAGGTTTCCAATCCGTCTGAATGCTTTGCATTCAACTACGGAAACGAGAAAGCTCCTTGGGATCAATTCGACAAACTTGTCCTTACGCCTGGAATCCATTGGTGCAACCACTGGTTCACAGGAGGACACAGATGCAACGAATGTGCTCTTACAAGGTTCAATCTTGTAGTGCTGGATGTTGACCATGGAATCAAGCTGACTTCGGTCCAAGACCTGCTCAAAGAGTATGAATATCTGATTTATACGACCAAGAGACATCAGGTCGAAGGAGAAGACCGGTTCAGAGTTCTGTTACCGCTGAACTATGAACTGGATCTCATGCCCGAAGAATACAAAGAGTTCATGAACAATGTCCTCAAGTGGCTTCCGTTCGAAGTGGATGAGTCTGTGAACCAGCCAGCCAAGAAATGGTTGTCCAATCCAGGGCAGATCTTCAGGAACCAAGGAAAGCTTCTGGATGCATTGCCTTTCATTCCCAAGACCAGCAGGAACGAAACCTTCAAGAAAGAGGCTCAAAAGGTTGAGAACCTTGATGCCCTTGAACGTTGGTTCGCAGGACTGATGGTCAACGGGAACAGGAACAACCTGATGATCAGGTATGCATTGATCCTGGTTGACAACGGAATGACCTTTGACGAGATCTGTGCAAAGGTCAAGAAGTTCAACAAGCAGTTAAGCAATGGTCTCCCTGAGGAAGAGATCGAAAACACTATTCTTGTCACTGTAGCTAAAAGGTGCAACCAATGAATGACACCAACGACCAGTTGATTTTGATTGCCGGTCAAAGTGCCACAGGGAAATCCGCTTCTCTAAGGAACCTCAGGAACCAGGAGAAGTGGATGTACCTCAACACTGAAGCAGGCAAAAGACTTCCCTTCAAGAACCACTTCAAGACCTACAGGATTGAAGATCCTCTTCAGGTATTGGAGGCATTTGACTATGCCACTACTAATCCTGAAATAGAAGGGGTTATTGTGGACTCCTTAACCTTCTTGATGGATATGTACGAAACACAGTACGTGTTGACTTCAACCAATACAATGAAGGCTTGGAGTGACTATAATCAGTTCTTCAAATCTCTTTTGCAGGATAAGGTAATCAAGATTGGTAAACCTGTGATCTTCATTGCCCATACCTTGAAGATGCTAAATGAAGCGACTGGAGAATATGAATCTTCAGTTCCCATCAAAGGAGCATTGAAAGGACAGGGAGTTGAAGCTTACTTCTCCTGTGTGGTAGCTGCCAAGAAAGTACCCCTGAAGCAGCTTAAAGAATTCAAGAGCGATCTTCTTCACATTGAACCAGAGGAAGATGCGCTTGGGTACAAGTATGTGTTCCAGACCAGGTTGACAAAGGACACAGTGGGAGAACGAATCCGTTCACCCATGGGATTATTCAAG